TTCCATTTTCTAATCGGTATCTATGCCTACATGGGTCGTGAGTGGGAACTTTCCTACCGTCTGGGTATGCGTCCTTGGATCTGCGTTGCTTATAGTGCTCCTGTTGCCGCTGCTTCTGCAGTGTTCCTTGTCTATCCTTTCGGTCAAGGTTCCTTCAGTGATGCAATGCCTCTCGGAATCTCGGGCACGTTTAACTACATGCTCGTCTTCCAAGCAGAGCATAACATTCTCATGCATCCTTTCCATATGCTTGGCGTGGCTGGGGTATTTGGTGGCAGCCTCTTTAGTGCTATGCACGGAAGTTTGGTTACGTCTTCACTCGTTCGTGAAACCACAGAAGTAGAAAGTCAGAACTATGGTTACAAGTTCGGACAAGAAGAAGAGACTTATAATATTGTCGCTGCTCATGGTTATTTTGGTCGTCTTATCTTCCAATATGCTTCTTTCAACAATAGCCGTAGCCTTCACTTCTTCCTGGCTGCTTGGCCCGTGGTTGGTATTTGGTTCGCTGCCCTTGGCGTATCTACTATGGCTTTTAATTTGAACGGTCTGAATTTCAACCAGAGTATTCTTGATCATCAAGGACACGCAATTAATACTTGGGCTGATATTCTCAACCGTGCCAATCTCGGTTTTGAAGTGGTTCACGAAAGAAACGCCCACAATTTTCCTTTGGATCTTGCTGCTGCTGATAGCACTCCTGTTGCTCTCACCGCACCAGCCATCGGCTGAACCACTTGACAAATCCTTCAGAACCACCTACAATGCGTAGGTGGTTTTTTTATTACCTATGACTGAATACACTATCTGGGTCGGTGGCGACCATCCTTGGTCTCGTTCTTATCTTGGTGAGATCGGTGCCCAAGAACTTACCCAAGAACAAATTGATAAGTATTTTACTTTCAATGAAGATGGCGAGATTGATTTTGATCATGATTTAGTTGCAGAAAAAACAGATGCTTGGGGCGATGAAGAATCTGATCTTCCTACTTGGGATACCATCACAGATGGTTGTATGGGATGGGGAGCATACACAGATCAAACGGTAGGTGTATGTAAGACAGAAGATGATGAGAACCCTGTATTTGTTGCTGATGTAGAAAATTTGACTTACTATACATCAGAAGACATTGCTAATGGTGTGCCGAAAGAAGATGAACAAGACACCGCTATCGTTCAATACGAAGAAGAACTTTGCTTTCCTACTGGTGTGTGGATTCTTTATAACTCTTATGAGAAAGGTGGTTATCAAGGAACATTTGAACTGCCTGATGATGAAGAGTTTGATCCCACTAAACTTGTAATTGAAGTTCGACAAATTGCCGAGGAGTCGTTTAACATCGTTACTGGTGCCACTTATAATGGAGAGGACATTGAAATGAGTGGTGATAGTGATGGTAAAGGTATTGATTGGTTTGTTTGCTACCGAGATCAAGTAATTCGCTTCCGATGATTAACGATCAAACCCCATACAAAACTGCAGAAATAATTAGGGATACTTGGCCAGGCATCTATATGAAAGGAAAAGATCAATTTGAATTTTATGAGGATAAAATTAATCCCGATAAATTAAAATTGTTTATGGATCTATATCAAAATGGTCCAGTAGATGAACGAGGTAATGTTAATTTTTATTGGTGTCCTCATTCGACATCAAAAAAATTTCCTCAATTTTCTCATGTGATGTTACAAAGAGGTCAAACTGAACCAATTTCTCCTTGGTTTTTTTACTTTAGTAATATTGTTCAAGAATTTTTAATTAAACAAAAAATTAAATTTGGACAACCAATTAGAGCGTGCTTAAATCTTTGTTATCATATACCTGGGCATGAATATTTTGATCCTCATATAGATTATCATGATAAACATTATGTAATAATTTTATATTTAAATGAATCTGATGGCAACACAGTGATATTTAAAAATGAAATAAAATCAAAAAAAAGTAAATCAGTTATAGAATATTCTGATGTAATCGGAATTAAACATGAAGTATCTCCAGAAGTTGGTAAGATAATTTGTTTTGATGGTAAACACTACCATGCATTACGATCTCCTTCTCCTGGTAAAGTTAGATTAGCATGTGTTTTTAATGTAACTAAAATTACCCCTTGACAAATCCCTAAATACCAACTACAATACCAAAGGAGATTCTGAATTCGCTATGGACATTCAAATTTACAAGAAACCTGGATGTGGTTACTGTGTTAAGATTGATGAGTTGATGACTCGTGCTGGTATCGAAGCTGAAATCATTATGATCGGCAAAGATATTACAACAGACGAGTTCAAAACAAACTATCCCAATGCAACGGGAGTTCCTCATGTAGTTATTGATGGGGAAGAGATTGGTGGACTTGTAGAAACTGTTAAATACTTTGTGGAAAAGGGTCTCGTATCTTCTAAAAAGTAATGAACGAAATTTATTCCATCGTAGACACTGCAATCGATCAAGCATTTGTTAATGATCGATATGTTTTAGATCTGTATGATTATTTTAAAATCAATGAAGCAAAGCGTAATGATGCTACCGAGTTCATTCAAAGTAGAACAGCATTATCTCTTAACGAATTGATTGAAGAGTTAACTGAGTATCTTGCTGGTGGTAATCAGCAATTGATTGAAGCATACAAACATGTAAGCAAACCAAAAGCAAGAAAGATTCGGGACTACTTAGATAAAATTTTACTTGATGCTAAGCGTTACGAAGATGACCGAAAACCAGGAAGAAAAAAAGGATCCAAGAACAAAAAGCGCAGACAAACTGCCACTAAATAGAGGTGTAGAGCTTATGCTCAGGAGGGTGAAAGAGGAACCGAAAAAACATGGTTTCATTTTCAACAAACTTTTTGCCCTCCGCAAGAGACAATTCTTTTTTAATATTGAATTCTCGTGGAGGGACTTAGAATAATCAAAGTCACTCGGAGAGATAACAATGGAAGCAACCGCACTATTCTTTTCAGGATGTTTCATGGTTCTGTTTTTAATTGTAGGGATCATAGCAGGGTGGCATATTAATGACATCATTTATAATCTTTACAACAGAAATTCTCCTCAACTCCATCCTGAAATGTATGATGATGAAGGTATCATGATTAATGAAGAATTATTGTCGGTAAGATTTATTGATGAGGAAGAAGAGGAAGAGGAGGATGATTATTATTGATATGAATCAGATTATGATTAGTAATCTGATGACACAATTAAAACACGATTTCCTGAATGAAAAACTGGTAAGACATATGGTGCTAACCAGTTTAAGGATGTATGAAAAACAATATTCTCCAGAGTATGGTGAGATTGTTTTAGCATATGACTCAAAACATTACTGGAGAAAAGATTACTTCCAGTTTTACAAACAAAATAGAAAGAAGGATCGAGAAAGATCTGGACATGATTGGGGTGGAATCTTTGACGTTCTCAATAAGATTAGAGATGAGATCAAAGAGTATTTTCCATGGAAAGTTATTGAAGTTATGGGAGCAGAGGCGGATGATGTAATCTCAACGCTCTGTAAAAATAAAGACAAGGGTAAAGTTCTTATTCTATCTGGGGATAAGGACTTCATCCAACTTCAAAAGTATCCTGGAGTATATCAATTCAATCCAACAACAAAAAGGTATGTAACATCTGATAATCCATATACTTTTGTGAAAGAGCATGTGATTAAAGGAGATAAGTCAGATGGTATTCCAAACTTCTTATCATCTGATGATACATTTGTTAGTGGAGCAAGGCAAAAACCAATCAGTCAAAAGAAATTAAATGTTTGGGTGGATCAAGATCCAGAAAAGTTTTGTGAATCCCAAGAACAATATAAAAACTATTGTAGGAACAGAACATTAATTGATTTTGATTATGTTCCAGAGGAAATTGAAACCAAAATCATGGAAGAATATGAGACGCTAAATAGCATTGAGAAACAAATTCCTTTGGAATACTTCCAGAAGCATCAGTTGAATGATTTGATGCAAGAATTCTTCTTTCGTAGTTCATCGCCATTTAAAAAATGAAACTATTAATTTCAGAAGTGCTCCAAAAAGTGAGCAACGCAAAGACAAAAGCAGAAAAAATTAAACTTCTTAATCAGCATAATAGTGCTGCTCTTCGTGCAATCTTGATTGCAAATTATGATGAGAGTGTTATCTCTATGCTACCTGAAGGTGAAGTTCCTTTCGAAGCGAATGATGCACCTAAAGGAACAGAACATACTGTTCTTGAGAAAGAGTATCGTAAACTCTATTTGTTCTTCAAGGGTGGTAGTTCTTCACTGAAGCAATCCCAGAGAGAAAATCTTTTCATTCAGATGCTTGAAGGTCTGCATGAAGAGGAAGCACATCTTCTTGTTCTGGTTAAAGATAAAGCACTTGGTAAAAAGTATAAATTAACTCGTGCTTGTGTGGAGGAAGCATTCCCACAAATTAAGTGGGGAGGACGTGCTTAATGAAGTTTCTCCATCAGAAATGTGATCCTGAATTGGCGAACGATCGTGGGTTGCCATATACTGCATACATTGTAACTTATGAGGAGGACGGAGAAATTTCATACGATATTGTTATTTGTAATAAGAAGGTAGAAATCTTTGATTATTACTGGGATAAATATCGTGAGGGTCTAATTGGATTCAAACAAACTGAAGGTAGAGTAAACCCAAAACTATGGGGTATCAAACCTAAAGAAGAAAAAAGGAAACGCTAATGGAAAGCAGCTATAAAAATACTTTCTGTATTCAATACTGGAAACTTACTGACATCGCTGATGTAAAAGTTCTCCGTAGAATTAACAAGAACGGAACATCAGTATCCACTAAAAAATACAGTGAAGTATTTTTTTATGCTAACTTAAAGGATGCCATGCCTGATGCCAGATATCTTATGGATAATGGATATGACATCAAGATTAGAAAATGTTGTAAAGGTAAAAACGATTCATTCTGGCTAATGTAAATGGGCAAGCACTACTTATTAAATCTATACAGATGCTCGTTGTCTCTTCTTGACAACGAGTTTTTTCTATGCGACATGCTAGAAAATGCTGCTGAAGCATGTGGAGCGCATGTATTGCAAACTATGTCACATCAATTTAAACCACAAGGCGTGACAGCAATCTGTTTACTTTCTGAAAGTCATATCAGTATTCACACTTGGCCAGAGAAAGGTGAAGCAGCGGTTGATGTATTCACTTGTGGTGATTCAGAACCCAAGATCGCATGTGATATTATCATTGAGCAACTCAATGCAAAGCACTACGATCTTGAATTCATCCAGAGATAAACGGTAACAAATGTTACAAAATTAGTTGCATAAGTAGTGGTGTTATGCTATGATGCATACATCGTTCATCGCCCATGGCGACGGAAGTAAGCCGACTCGGAACGGATCGTTCATTCGCTATTCGCAAATAGCGAACGCAAAAGCCGACTGAAGGAACGCTCTTTAAC